GCTCTTCCGATCTTCTTGCTCGATCATGTACTGACGCGCCACTTCCCTGCCCTCGTCCACAGCCCCCGGCGCGTCCAGCGGTTCACCTCGTTGAGCCCGCGCCATCCGCGCTAGGCTCTCAATCAGGGCCGGGTTCTTCTGCAACGTCTCGAACCCGCCCTTATCGTTGAATGACCGTACCGCCTGAGCCGCTGTCCGGTAGTCGAATATCGCCTGCACCATCGCCCAGTCCTGTCTCAGCGCGACATCCGGCGTGCAGCCGAACGCCTCGCAGACCTCGGATATGATGCCCTCTAGCGGCTGTGGCCCGTGTCGCTCTATGCCTTCGCAGCCCGGCGCCTCGACGTATGTGTAGCCGAGGAAGAAGTCCGCGAGGGCCTCGAACCGTTTTTTCGTTCACCCGGCGATTCCCCCCTGACGATCAGCGCCAGGTACATGAGCTCCTCGACGCGCAAGGGAGCGAACGCTACGGGGTTCCCGAGCGGCTGCGGGAGATAACGCCCGGCGTCATCCGTCCAGGTCCAGGCCAGCAGCCGCTTACTGAGCGTCGATGATCTCGTTACAGGTGTCCGCCGTGATGCCGATCTGCTCGCCCGGACTCGTCGCGGCGTCCAACTGCGGCTGTAGCTCAGAGAAGCGCCGCATGAGTTGGATATCTCCGACGGAGAAGCCGGGCACGACGGTTATGCTCTCACCCTCGTGCAGCGCATAGTCCACGCCGCCGATGGTGACCACACAGTCGTCAGAGGGTACGATCCTCGCTTGTGGTTTCATAAAGCCTCCCTATGCCACGGCCCGCGTTAGTGCCGAAGCCCCAACCATCGTCGCCGAGAAGTCGATACGTCCGCCGACGGCACCGCTGATCTTGTAGCTGGAGCACATAACCGTACCATCGTAGTGCGGGTCGGATGCGCCCGCCGCAACTGCGCCCGTAGGGTCAACGCCTATCGGACCGCCGGCAGCGTCGGAGCAGAGATTAAACAGGGTCGCATCCGTCTGCCCCGCTGCGAAGTCCACCGCGCCGCTGAGGTCAACCTGCCAGTCGTAATTACCCACGACGCGCCGGGGGCCGGCGTCGCCAAAGGCCGTTACGACTGGGGTTTCGGGCGTGACCGTTAGCCCGAACGAATCTACGTCGTCTTCTATGACGACCGTATCAAGGGTTATGTTGGCGTTTTTTGCCGGTTGCTTGCTCACGAGTATTCCTCCTGTTAAGTTCTTGTGATAACAACACTATTGTGGTATACTCAGTGCATGAGACCGAGAAGACCTCCCATAGAAACCTCCTGTGCTTGTGGCTGCGGACAGAAGCTCGTCCTTAACGCCCGTCAGCAATGGAAGGGCGTTCGCTATCTGCCGAATCATCAGCAACTTGCTGGTTTGGCGCGCCGAGGGAAGGTCTATTCCTCTACCCCGCGGGCGATGCCGGGTATGTTCTGCGCTTGCGGTTGTGGGCAGGAAGTGCCGACTCATTTTGCTTCTGGCTCGATTCGATATATCAAATCCCGCGACGGCAGGGCTTATTTGGATCTTCATCAGCCACTGGGCGGCGCACGACATTACCGTTGGAATGGTGGCAAGACACTTTCGCATGGCTATATCAAGGTTTTTCTGCCCTCGCATCCCACGGCTGATTGCAAGGGTTATACGCTTCAGCACCGCGTGGTGGCAGAACAGATGCTGGGAAGACTGCTTTGCTCCAATGAAGTAGTGCATCACTTGAACGGTGATAGGGCCGATAATCGTCCCGAAAACCTCCAAGTGATGTTGGCCGGGCAGCACAGGGCGTATCACTTTACCGTCTCCAATCCTCGACGCAAGACCCCACTTCCCAAATGATTAGCCGCTCCCCATCACGACTCCGACCGTCACCAAAATCGTCGCTGATGTGAACGTGCCTGATATGACGCAGCGTTTCCAGGCGTTAGTCGCTAAGATCGTGCTGACGCGCTCGACGCCCGGCACTGTCATCAAGCTGGTGGTCATCCCAGCAATGTCTACAGCGGGCGGGTCTGCTGCGCCGTGCTCGATATGCATTTGGATATTGCCGCCCGCGACGGCTATGACGCGGAAGATGGCGGCGTACTCTTGCCCCGCTACAGTGGCGCCCGTGTTCTGCCCGGTGCCATTGCCTACCACTGCCGCGCCGCTACGGAGTACGACACCGCGAGCAACCCCGCCCGAGCCTTGGCTATCGAAGTTCAACAGGATGGCACCGCCGACTGCCGCCGATCGCGGCTCCCCGCTGATCTTGACGATGCTCTCGTAAGCCACCGCGCCCTCGGCAATGCCCGCGAACATCTTGCCGAGATAGTGATCGCCGGACTCGCCCATCGCCGTGAACAGTTGCTCGTCATAGGAATCGTCCGCCGTATCCATGAACCCCTGATCGGAATGGCTCACGTCATAGTTCGCTACCAGGCGTCGGGGCCCGGCATCTCCAAAGGCGGTCACCACGGGAAGCTCCGGGGTGATCGTCTGGTCTGTCGAGTTCAGGTAGCCCGAGAAGACAAACTCGTCGAAGTAAATCGCTGCGCTATGGGCTGGTTGTTTCATAGCAAACCTCCTGCTATACTAGTTAGAAAAGGGGGGCTAGAATGACGATTTGCGCTTGCGGCTGCGGTCAACCAATCCCCTACAGTCCGAAACACAAATACCGGATGCCACGCTTCATCAACAGGCATCATCTCGGCCCGGCGCATCAGGCGCGGCGAGAACAGTGTGCGAACAGAAGAGAGAAGCCCCAACTTTGTAAGTGCGGTTGTGGCCGATACACTACTGTTGAACACGGCAAGGCCCACCGCTATATGTTGGGCCACGCCTTTAAGGGGCGTGGTGGCCCAACTCATCCTCTCTTCAAGGGAGAGCGAATCCGTATTGGCCGTGGCTACATCTATATCTATGCGCCCAGCCATCCCGATGCGGATAAACGAGGCCGCGTTCTGGAACATCGCCTTGTGTGGGAACAGACCAATGGCCGCCGCCTTCGCCCCAACGAGCATATCCACCACATCAACGGCGACAAGGCGGACAACCGCCCCGAGAATCTTGTGGCCCTGACAAATGCCGAGCATCAGCGAGCGGAAGGCAAGAACCCCAACAGCAAAGCTACCCGCGAGCAATTGCAGGCCGCAGGGCGACTCGGCGCTAAGGCGCGATGGGGTTGACTTCGCCATCCGTGGCCTCCTTCGCCTTCGGCTTCTCCTGCGCTTCGATAGCGCCGATCCTCAGAAGCCGCTCCGGGTCTACCGCACAGTCCGGGCCGATCTCGATGAGGGTCGGCTTGGCGGTGTCCGTATAGTTCCCCTTGCGGTCGACGGGCCGCTCCGAGAAGAGGTCGGGCTTACCCAGCCGATGAATCCGCAACGCCTTTGAACGCTGGATGTAGAGAGCCATTTGCTCCTCCTTATTCCCGATACCAGATCACAAAGTCCATGCTGACGCGGTGCAATTCCACGTCGGATTCATACAGGTCTGTGTCCCCCTCAAGGAACGAGTCCAGGATGACGGGCGTTGTCGTTGCGTCTGACCAGCGCTCAAGGGCTTGCCTGACCTGCTCGGCTACAGCCTTCGCGCCGCCGTAGGTTGACGCCCACGAGTCGACCTGCATCCGCGGGTGGGCCATGCCGTGCTCGTTTGCGATCCCGCTCTCCCGGGGGCCGTCGATGCGCTGATAGCTCACTGCTGGCATCGTGGGCACCTGCGGGAGCTTGAGCGGATAGACCCGCGTCCCCACAAGGGCCGTCAGGCCGGCGAAGGTCGACAACCGTGTCTGGAGGACGGTCTCCAGGTCAGCCATTAGAACGTCACCCGCACGAAGTGATCGGCGACCCATTGGGCGAAGTCGGTCACGGCCTCATCGTCCATGTCGAAAACGAAGCGCGGATCGCTCGGTATCCAGTTCACGAGGATTTCCACCTGGACTCTCAACATCGCCTCATTCGCCACTAGAGCCTCGCCTTCGCTGTCTGCTTCTGTATCTGCACGTTCAGGGCCTCGGTGAACGTCTGCAAGATCGCCGGATGGTTCTCGTCCAGCGCTGGGCGCAAGAAGGGATGGGCTCCTCTATGACACGTACCCTCCTCGACGAACAGCCCCCAGAACGCCTCCTTACCCCAGCCGATGTCGACATAGGACAAGCCGCCCTCTTTCACGCTCACGCTCGACTTGATCGACTTCTTGAGCTTGCCAGTTAGCACGGGCACCTTTGCCTTCGCCGCCTTGACCACCACAGCGCCGGTCTGCTTGAGGGCGCTCCGCATGACGGCTCGCTGCACCTTGTTGTTGAGCTCCGCAAACTGCGCCCTCATGTGGGGCAAGCCTTCGATGGTGCAGGTTACTTGCATCAGTCCGCCTCAACCGGGACAAACGCCTTCGCCATGATCTCCAAACCTTCATGCCGCCCGATCTCTAGGATGGCTGTGATGTTGTAGTAGGCGGTCTCATAGAGGAGCCGCATCTTGTCGGTTACGTCATCCCGCCAGCGGATGCGGAACCGCGTCTCGACGTCAGCGCTCACCTGTTGCGCTAGGAAGCGCTCAGAGCCCCGTAGGGGCTGGACCTGCGCCCACACGGTAGCCACCGCCACCCAGTCCTTGATCGGCTCGCCATAGTCATCCTGGGTTTCGGTGTACTCTTCTATCGTGACCCGGCGGTCGAGCTCGCCAGCTTTCACCTAAACCTCCAGCACCCGGTATCCCCACAGCAGCGCGTTCGCGGACTGGGGCATCTCATTCACGATGTTGCCGACGTTCACGCTCTCACGGTTCGCATACCAGTTCCCGATCATCAGGAGCATCGCCTGCTTGATCCCTTGGGGTACATCGGGCGCGGCGCCGTAGCCAGCGATGAATTGCACAGTGACGGCGTTGGCGATGTCCCGCGTTATGGGCCAGACTTCGCCGTAGGCCAGGGTTATCCGGCCACGCTGGGCATGATCTCCTACTGGCGCATCAACGATGTACTTGGAGGCCGCCCATAGCGTCGGGGTTACGCCGTTCACGTCGACATAGTTGATGCTCGAAACGGTTATAAGTGGCGGGAAGGGAAGACGGATGAGTTCGGTAGGGAAGCAGTCCAGCTTCAAATCCCATGTCTGGGTGATGAGGGCTCGCCGGGTGAACGTCTCGGCTTGCTGACGCGCCGCCCTTATTAGCGCATACAACTCGGGGTCTTCCGTCGTGTTCACCGTAGGGCAAGCCGCCCCAAGTCCAGCGTCAGCGGTGTTGTCGGTGTAGGTCGTGGTCGTGTTGTCGGCGATGGTCGCTAGGTAAAGGTAAGCACCGCCGGAGGGACCCGCCGCCACGGTGCGATAGAGCTTGCGGGCGGTCACGGCACTCCCCCCCGTAGGGATAGCCGAGACCGCAACCTTGCCATTGACCGCCTTGTCAACGACCGTCACGGAGGAAATATCACCGCCCTCAGTCTCACCATCAGCGGTTACGAATGTCACGCGGTAATGGTGGACCCCGTTGTCGACGTTACCAGCGACAGCGATTGCGGGGAGAGCTACCGTAGGCGCTCCCGGCGCAGTTTCCCCAGGGTTAGTATCTAGCCGGAGGTGTGTCTTGACTTCCTGAACTGTCAGGGGTTCGGTGGCCGGGCCGGTTACGAGCGAGAGAACCATGATAATCTCCTCTTGGACGGGGGCTGATACCCAACATAGGCGCCATCAAGGGCATCAGCCCCCCCCGGAACCGTTACTGAGACTTCGCGCCCCAAACATAGAGCTTGACCACCATGATGGCCGAGTTGACCGCATTGTTGGCGATCTTCAGGGTCAGCACATCCGTCGCGTCGACTGACG